CTACTGAGAAGTACAAAATGCATGCCGTGCATCCAGAAATTATGGCAAAGAATAAAACTACAGACCGAAGTCTATATAAAAAATCTTTGTACTAATAACTAGATAAACTTCGGCATGATCGAATGAGCTAAAACTCTCATTCGATATCAGGTGCCATTCCTGATCTTAAGACATTCATGTTGACATGTCTGAACTATGTAAGCCTACATTACCCGCTTAGCGAGTTGTAGGAAAATTATGAATTATGATGGCGTCGTGCCGTACATAATTACCAATATAAATTGGTTTATGATTATTGAGGCTCTTGGTTCCTATAATAAAATAGGGGTGGACCTGTGTAAAATAAACACGTATAGTCCTCAGCTGCAGCCACATACTTTGGCCAAATTGGACGCCTCGATCCAAACTGACCAACTACCTCAAACTCCCAAATATTCTGATAAGGATTAGTTTCAGTAGTATGATAACCATATTTTGCTGGTGAAAATCTGTACAGCATTTGATATGGAATTTCAAATTTATGCATACTGCAGTTTGCTGGAGAGAATAACAATGTGTTCGTTTGTGACACAAACCGTGCAAAGTCTTGATATAATTGTTGGCTTCTATCTAGCAAATCTCGATTAGTTTGCTCAATAAAAAATCCAGCAAATGTAGTCCCCAAATCAAAATTCAAAGTATTAACTGTAAATAAGAATGAGGGAACAGTTCCTACGACTTGAGGTTCATTATTTGTAATACTGCCTGAAAAACTAGTATCAACAAAATATCTTAGTCCTCCTCTCCATCCAGCATAACCTAACGTTATATATTGTAGAGTAGGGAAAAGTGATGGTTCCCAATTACCTTGGGGTAATGCAACAGATTTAGGTCCTGGAACCAAAACACGTCCACCTAAAAAAGGCCAATTCTGCCTTACTATAGATAGGCGATAAGTTCCAGTTGTAGGTACAGTAGGCTCCAACACTTCATGTAATTGGTATCTTTTAAGAAATGATCTAAAAGATGTGACTGATTCACCAAAATGGATTTTCATCAAATCGGGAGATGGTGGCTTCTTGGGCCCCAACGTAAAATGCGTTGCAGAACCTTGAATTTTCGTTTTATGAGTGCTGAGTTCATCAATCGCAGATTGGGTATCAATATCTAATTGCGATATTGGCGCAGTTAAGCTCACTGGTGTGGGAACAGGCCCAATCAAAACAGGAGGAGTTTGGTTAATTTCAGTACTGACAGTGGGTGGATTTAACATCATAAAAAACACCTGATCTCGGGGTCTTGCAATTTCAAAATCATCAGTAGCTGCTATCGATACAAGGACTGTAACATCATTGTTATCATTAGCATTATTAGAAACTAAAGGATTAACTACGTAGACAGCTATTGTACCGTTACCGTAATTGCTCAAATTGGAAGCATCATAAACTATTGGAACGGCAGCCGTAGTTGTTGCAGAGTTAAAACACTGTGTTGCGCCTTGAGTAATAGGCATACATTGTCTAAAAGGTTGTTTCTGACCCCAGCCAATATCTATAGTAAAATCAGTTGTGTCAGCCAAGTCAATAATAACTGAATATGCTGTATTATATTCAGCATTTGTTGCTGTTTGATGTGCATCCCACACTACTCGAATTCGTCCTTTATGAACTCCACTAGCACATATTTGAAACCGATATCTCATAGTGCCAGTCCAAAACTGAAAAGGTAAAGCAGCAAAAGCACATGCGGGCATTGCAATCGCTGATTGGAAAGTATTATTCTCACGCCGTATAACACTAGGATCAACAACCATATTAAATAATAGTTCGTCTGACTGCAAAGCAACTGGCCATTGAAATCTACAAAAATATGATTCCCTAGTAGCAATAGACTGAACAGTCATTTCATCTTCAGAGCTAAGACCAGCAACAGATGGATCCACGGTTAATTCTTGTTTAGAATCTAACGCAAGTTTAAAAGTAGAATCAACACCATCAGTAGTGCAAATATTATCAACTGCTGTCACACGATTGAAATGTTGTTCTTCATAACCTGGTTTAGAAAAACCCATTAAAGCCGCCATTTTACCTATAGATTTAGCTCCTAATTCTGTGGCTAAAGCAAAATTTGCCAAATATGGTATTTCCTTCAAAACAGCTGCAGTACGAGCAATGGCTGAAGCAGGTTTTGAAATTATACCTCTTGCTTCAGACTGACTTTGCGGAACTATATTAATAGGATTAGTCTGCGTCAAAGATGATAACATTACATTCTCAGCCCAAGCAAACACTTGTATGGTAACAGGAGAAGGTGTATTATTAGTGTGTTTCAAATTGGTTAGTGAAGCAATCCACATACGGCCTAATTCACGCCACTCTGAAGTCACAATGTCAACAAATGTGTTAGGATGGAAAAAGGGTAATGCTAATTCTCCACCTTGGCAAATTGTTGGATTTAACCACAAATGGGGACGTTGCGATGCAAGAACATGTTCATACTCATTAGTTGGAAAATAACCTGTCAAATTATCTAAATCAGCTAAAGGCAGATATGAAACCAAAGATCGACCATAATGAAAAATTGTACCATTAATTACAAATTTCACGTGTAATACTGCACGCAAATTTTATAATTGGCAATACGATTAATAACGCGTTTATTTTCAAAAAAATCTTGCCAAGGATTAAAATTTACAGCAATTTGCGTATTTACTAACCAATTAAATTCACGGATTTTAATGGGACGTTCCAAAAACTTTTGAAGAGAAACAAGATCATCTTCTAAATGCAATTGTGTGGGGATCATAGCATCTCCTCTTGAATCCATAATACCTGACTCTTTATCATCAAACTGCATATTAGCGTGCGTATTATCAGATGCTTCTTCTCCACCCGCTATACTGTCACTGGGTAGTTCATCGGCAGCATGTGGTTGAATATCTGGTATAGCTGGTGGCTTTGAATCCTCAACAGCATCTTCGAATTGATGTTGCGCCATAGTTGGTGGCGTAGAATCTTTTTCAGCACCTTCAAATTGATGTTCTGCTTCCACAATTTGTGCAATCAACACATCTTCGAGACCATTCTCTAATGATGCTAAAATGCCCTTCGCACAGAGAATTTGATGCAAAATATCAACTTCTTTCTGTTTTACTAGATTTTTCTCCAGTGCATTCAATATTCCGATAGCACATCGAACTTTGTGATGCAAAGATCCTAAAGTTGGACTATTTCCAACGTGTGGAGTGATATCTTCACGCACACTTGTTGGACTCTTTCTAAGACTATTATTACTAATGACCTTTTTTATTGATTTTTTAAAGCTTTTGGTAGCTTTTCCTACCTCTGGAATGTGACCATCCAGACCGGACTTCCCCTCATCAGCTGGGGAATTGCTGCTTCCAATCAAATGGGATTCAGAGTTTTCAGGTTGATTATTTTGTGGTTGTCGTGGTGTTAGACTTCCACCGCATAAATATGCGTAAAGTTGACGAGAAGTCAAAGCCTTTTTCTCACCCGGAATGGTATCCAATGATTTCTCGTTAAGGGAATGTGGTTCAACTGCCGGTGCATAGCAATCTAACCACTTTTGAACACGTTCATCAAACGTGTAATTTAAAGCATGAACAGGCAAATTTAGATCATTGCACACTTGATGCATCTGTTCACGTCGCATTTCATAATGCTCTCTACCGAATGCAAACCATTCATGTAGAGCACCTTCAACACAAGAACATGCAACCTCACGTTCAGTTACACTGTGAGATTGTATATTGCTATGCAAGGATTTAAAAATAGAATCTTCATCCAATTTACCAATGGATGATCCTATTTCTGAGATGTAGTTGCTCTTACGTTTTAAGAAATCAACTTCATTTTGATGTAAAAATTCAACTTCCTCATCAGTTTTTGAGGGTAAAGTCAATTTCATACCATGAGCAGCTAAAAAATTTTTATAAGAAACAAAATTAAAATTCTTATATTTTTCTTTAACTGAGCCTATAGCATCATCTCCATATGTTAGAAGAGCCACACATGATCTAAAATCTTTTTCAAGAGGATATATGTGGAAAAACCCCATTCTAAC